CGCTGTGGGTCGCGATGCGAAGCCCGAGTGAGGGGATGCTCGGGTCAGGTTGACCATGTGCATCATGTCCTCCGCAGGTCGCAAGGGGGCGGAAACCAGCCTGAGAACCTCCTAGGCGTGTGTTTCTGGTGCCACGAGTGGATTCACGCCAACCCCAAGGAAGCGGCTCGTAGAGGGCTTCTACGCCTTCGTAAGACCGAGTAAAGTCGCGGGATGGCAATGCCTGCCCCGCTCATCAACATCGTCACCGACATCAACGATGAGGGCGAGTTGATGTACTCGTTTCATTATCGGGCGAGACCGTGGACGGTGAACTCTGAGCGTGCGGGGAACCGTTGGACGAGGGCAAAGAACACGAAAGAGTGGCGCACCATCTTCGCTGATGCGACCAAAGAATACGGCTGTGTTGAGTTGACGCAGGCACGGGTCTCGGTGTTTCTGGAGATGAAAGGCAGGTTGCAAGACACTGGCGCCTGTATGCCCGCCGTGAAAGCGGCGATTGACGGCATGGTGGACGGCGGACTTTTTCAAGATGACACTGGTGAACACTTGGAGGCGATTGAGTTCCACGCACCGCAACGGGCGAAGTTTGATTTCATCACCATTCTCGTCGTCGGGTATCCAGTCAACGACCCAATAGACGAATGGTAGATTGACCACACTTAGGAGGCGACCGTGCAAGACATGGGTGAAGTACTCATTGAGAATCTGGACACCGTGGGGGTAGACGACGACCTCAAGAAAGTGAAGTTGCTGACCCAGATGATGCGAGAGCACCAAAACTCGGTGATTCGTCTCGGACAGCAACGCAGAAGCATCGTCAGGCGGTTACGAGAGAGGCGCATCCCCTACCGTCAGATTGCTGAATGGTGCGGCGTAACCGACCAAGCCCTGTTCGCCGACCTCCGCAAGCACCCCGAGGAAGAGGCGTGAGAACCCAACCAATCGCGCAGGTAGATGTTGAGAAAGAGATGATGCGACTCGTTTGGGAGTTGGAATCCAAGACCGAGGAGTTTGAGAAACTGGCGGTTGACTCAGCGCAAAAAGAATCGGCGTTGAAAGCCGAGTGGGCGAAAATGTATCTGACCACGGCTGGAACAATCAGGGACAGGGAGGCTCAAGCGGACAACGCTTGCAAACACTTGTTCGCCGACCACAAGGTCGCCGAAGCGCTCGTCAAATCGTGCAGGGAATCGTTGCTGTTCCTCCGCACATCCATTGACGCCCTACGGTCGCTGAACGCCAATGTCAGGTATCAGACGAACGATTAGTTGAAGTACTTGCCAGAACCGAAGCATCGGTGGCAAGTCCAACCAGTCGCGAACCATTGAGCGCCTCCACCCTTGCCGTCGCATCGCGGGCAAATGTTCTCTTCTTTCAACCGCTTGAGTTCCTCACGACGCTGTTTGCGGAACTCTTTGTTCAGGGCGTCACTCTTCGCCTTGTTCGCCGCAATCTCCTCCGCGGTAGGCAAACTTGCAATACGCTCCGCTTCCATCACACGCCACACCGCCTGAGCGTCCTCAAAGGTGGTGCCAGCCTTGGCGTTGAAATCATCCAAGCAAGAGAAGTTGAGAGGATTCGTGATGTGCTGATGCAACGATTCTGGCGCGTGATTTCGCCACACGATTTCCGAGCAGGTCACCCAACCGCCCTCGTAGAAGCCCTCCTCGGCGGGAACGGTTTTGCCGCAGTTTTTGCAGACGCCCTTGTAGCGGTTCCTCATCACGATTCAATACTACCCCACACCTGCCCCATTGTCAAGCCTCGTGCGACCCAAAATCTTTACAAAAAATCAACCGAAACACTTGACCTTGGGGCACCGATGGGGTATGATTCAAGTGTGGGAAAGGAGACCACCATTAGCACCACCAAAACCAAGCAAGATTTCCGCCTCATTTATGAGGAGGCTCACCGACACGGCGTAGCCGCCGCAACGGCGACGACACCGACACCGATGCTCGTCTACGAAAGCGTCGGGCTGACCGACACGCCGCTCAAAGGCGGTAAGCAATGGGTCGTGGAGGGGGGCGTCTGCGGGTTCGCGTGGGTCAACATCAAACCTGCGCGGGGCGGATTCGTCAAGTACCTCAAGGCTCAAGGCATCGGTCGCTTGGATTCGTACCAAGGCGGCTGGACGATTTGGGTTGGCGACTACGGGCAGAGCATGGAACGCAAACACGCTTACGCCGCGGGGTTCGTCCAAGTGCTCAAGAGGCACGGAATCAACGCGGGCGCCTACTCAAGGATGGATTGACATGAGGTACCATCGCCGATTCCGCAACCAGCACCGCAAAACGCTTGACGCGACACGCCGACTCATCAAGGGGTGGACAGCAGTACCGCCTGAATCACAGTGGGAGAAGTCGCGTCTTTGGTTGGCTGAGGTGTCCGCCGTCTACGGTGTGTCAACGCCGACACTGCACCATCAGCCTCGGGGGGCGGGCGCGGGCTACTACCGTCACGCCACCAACAGCATCCACATGCCGTACCCGTCAATCGTGACCTTGCTCCACGAGTTCCGTCACGCCTACCAACACAGTCACCCGAGCAGGATGGTCGCGGACAAAGAGGACGATGCTCGGGCATGGTCGCTGAGCCTCTACTATCGGGTCGCCCCGAGGACGCTCCGCAGGCTCGTCAGTGAGGGCAGGGTGCTCTACATGGGGGATGCGATGCCGCTGGTGCGAACGGGGCACGGTGAACAGATTGGTTGACCGCTTGACAAAGAGGCACGAATGGGGTACAATGGAATCGTGGGAGAGGGAGGAACAATGACCACAGCAAATCCATTCAAGAAGGGTGACCGTGTTCGCCGAACCTCAACGGGCGACCTAGGCACCGTCATCGGCGCGATACAGGTCAAGGAGGACCAGTTCACGACTCGCCGCGTTCACACCAACACGAGTTTTTGGGCTAAGTACCAAGAGGTAAAAACCGCCTCCAAGGGCGATTGGAAAATCGGCGTCCACTGGGACTGGGAGAAAGAGAAGTACGGGGACAGGGTTCCCAAGGTCACTGACCCCGAGTTCGCCCAGTATCACACGGTTCAATGGCAGTGGCACAAGCGCCACAAGCGGTGGATTCTCGCCGAGTTCCTAGAACCAATCGCGGAGGAGGGAACCGTTGCCGAGGCGCACGGCACCTGCCGAATGGGTTGACCGCTTGACAAAAAGTAAAGCCGAACGGTTGACGAACGGGGCACTAATGGGGTACGATGTAGTCGTGGAAGGGAGCACCAACTAGATGCCACGCCGAACACTTCACACCGAATGGGTTGACCGCCGAGCATACGAGATGCGACAGTTGAACCAGTCGTGGGCGCACATCGCCCAGCAACTCAACCTCAGCGGTGAATCGGTCGCCCGCTCCGCCGCGAATCGTCACCGCGAACGCCTCGGTATCGTCGCAGAAATCAACACGCGCCGCTCCGCCGCGGGGCGACTCGCCGCCCAACGCCGACACGGTCGGGCGACCACACCAATCGCGCCCGAGGGTCGCGCCAACCTCGTCCAAAACATCGTCCTCCCGATTGGTCAACGCACCTTCGGCGCGGAGATTGAGTTCACTGGCAAGTACAAGCACCAAGCGGCACGAGACATCGCCGAGGTGCTCCACGCCAACGGCATCACGGTGCCCGAATACGCGGGCGCCCCGCACATCCACTCAATGCCTTACCACGGCGACACATGCGAAGTGTGTGGCGTGACCGTGACCGACAAGTACCGACACTGGCGCGTTGAGCGCGACGGTTCGGTCACCCAGTATCACCGCCACGGCGAGTTCGGTGGCGAGGTCGTCTCGCCGATTCTGACCACCGCCGACTTCAACCAACTGGACTTGGTGCTCAAGGCTCTCCGCGCCGAATCCAACAATCCCGCGAACGGCAAGGGCATCGTGACTACCTCGTGTGGTCTCCACATCCATGTCGGAGTCAACGACTTGACTCCCTACCAACGCGCCAGTGTTGTGAATCAGTGGTACGGGTTCGCCGATGTTGTTCACACATTCGTTGCTCAAAACCGCGTCGGTGGCACCTACAGCAAAACGATGTCGCCGATGGAACTGTCGCGGGTCGTGAACCTGCTCCGAAACGGCACCCGTGACCGTTACGCCTTTGAGCGTGTGACTGAGAAGTATCGTTCGCTCAATGTGTTGCCGTTCCCGAAGATTGGTACCTTTGAGTTCCGACTCCACCAAGGCACACTCAACTTCAACAAGGTTCGCAACTGGGTGACGCTCCTGTTGGCGTTCGTTCAAGCGTCCGCCACCGACGAGATTGTTCCCAACGGCGACCGTGGAGTCGCGACGGCTCAGCGAACCGCAATCAACACCGTTTCGTTGCTTGACTTGCTCATCAGCAAGACCGATGCGACCAACAAACTTTCCAAGTTCTACCTCAAGCGCCAACGCCAGTTCACCCCGAGCGTGGCGAACCTGACGAACGAAATCATCACCAGCGGCGGGGTCATCCCAGTCGCACGGCTCGCAAACATCAGCGACGACGAAAGGAGCGAGTTCTAATGTGTGGTATCGCAGGGTTCAGCATCGGCAAGGGTGACCATCGCCGTGTCAACTGCCGACAGTTGGCACGCGAACTGTTACTCTCCATCCAAGCGCGAGGCGAGGACGCTACGGGCGCGGCATGGTCGGAGACCAGCGACGGAGTCAAGGATGTCATGTTCGCCAAACTTGACATACCCGCCGACGAGTTCGTCAAATCGCTCCACGAACTGATGCCCAAGCACACCCGCACCGCCATCCTCCACACCCGCTATGCGACGCAGGGCGACCCCGAGGACAACGACAACAACCACCCCATCGTGGTCGGCAAGACGGTCGGCGTCCACAACGGCGTCATCACCAACGACGACGCCCTGTTCGCCGATGAGGAGTGGGAGCGCATCGCCGAGGTTGACTCCGAGGCAATCTTCCAGTTGATTGAACATGCGACCGACCCGCTCAAGCAACTCCACCGATTGCAGGGTCGCGCCGCTATCGCGTGGTTCGGCACCGAGCACCCCGACACACTGCACCTCGCCCGCTTGGACGGTTCACCGCTGTACATCGGCACGACGCTCCACGGCTCGCTGGTGTTCGCCTCAACGCGCCCGCTCCTTGAGGAAGCGGCTAAAGCGGCTGGGGTTCGCCTCGGTTGGGTGCGCGAGGTTCCCGAGTTCACCTACATGCGGGTGGAGTACGGCAAAATCGTCAAACAGGAACGCATCCCGCGACCGTTCCGTTCGGAGTGGCAACAGCCGCGGTACTCGTGGGAGAAGTACCCAGTGTTCCAGTCGCAGGCGAACCGAGCCGTCAGCAGGGGCGCCCAACTGTTCCCAACCAAAAACTGACAATCCACCATCGCCGTTAGGGCGATGCGTATGCTTGACAATCATGTCGTGGAGGGATTTCGCCGCATGTCGCGGCAAACCTAGTCACCTGTTCTTTGACCATGACGGCGAGACCTACGCCGAGAAGATGCAACGCGAAACCACGGCGAAGGCGTTGTGCGCGGTGTGCCCAGTGACGGAGGAGTGTTTGGAAGATGGCAAGAATCTGGACGGCATTTGGGGCGGGTTGACTGCCGCGGAGAGACGCGGTCGCAGGCGCCCAATCGTCGTTTTGGAACGCCCGTTCGTGGAGCAACCGAGCGGTGATGCGACCGCGTGGACGGTGATTGAAACCAACGGTACCCATTGCATCTGGCAGAGAGACAGCGACAAAACTTGGCACGGATTTGAGTGGGGGGTTGCCCGCAACGGACTCTTGGCGACGGTGCACGACGACCTAAACGCCGCTTACGCCGCGTATGGGAGGTTGCTAGAGTGTTGACGGTTTCCACGGTTGACGGTTTCGGACTGTCCGCTCGGCGATTTACTCCTTCCCCTCGCCTAGAGTGCTCAGAGTAAGGACCGTGGAAACCTAGGAGGAGCCGTGCAACAAACCATCCTGCATCATGTGCCGATAGACGATTTGGTGGCGCATCCAGAGAACGCCCGCAAGGGTGACACCGAGAAAATCATGGCGTCAATCAGAGCCAACGGATTCTTCGGGGCGCTCGTGGTTCAATCGGGGACGAACAGAATCCTCGCGGGGAATCATCGTTGGCAAGCGGCGCGACGCATGGGGATGGAAACCGTACCCGTACTGTTCGTTGACTGTGACGACAAACAGGCACGCAAGATTCTTCTCGCCGACAACCGCTCATCGGACTTGGCGACTTACGACCCCGACGAACTGGGCAACCTGTTGAAGAAAGTGATGGCAGAGGGCGACCTCGGGGGCACGGGGTTTGATGCGATGGATTTACAGCGCCTCATCGGCGATGTGATTGACGAGCCGAATGAGAAACGGAAACGGAATCTGGAGCCGTTCCACAACTCGTACTGGCTGGTGAAGGCACCCATCACGATGCAGGGTGTGGTGACCGAGAAGATAGCGACGGCGTTGGCGAAGGTGGAAGGCGTGGAAATCGCCTCCGCCACGCATTAGGAGCCTCTCTGTGAGGCGACAGGTACTTACCCCCAACTCGCACCTTTCAACGAAACTGAGGGTTCGCAAGGCGGCTCTGGAGCGAATCGGGAAGGACAGTATCAGCGTGCTGGACGCCTACGCAGGGCAGGAGGTGGTCTGGTCGGCTATGCGACGCCTCTGCCCCGACATCCACATCACCACGCTGGGGATTGACAAGGCGAAGTACCTCAACCCCGCAATCATCATGGGCGACAACCGCAAGGTGATGAGGGGCTTGGACTTGGCTTCGTTTGACCTCATTGACCTTGATGCGTTCGGTTGCCCGTGGGAGCAGTTGGGCATCTGCGCCGAACTCGCGCCCAAGGTTCCCGTGGTCGCGACGCACATCATCGTGACGCTCGGACCGACCCCAAGGCAGGTATTGGAGGCGGGTGGTATCCCGAGGGAGTGGACTGACCGCAGGGTGGTGCCTCACGCATTGTTCAATCGTTGGCGGTGGGAGTGGTGGGAGAACTATTGCTCCAAACTCGGTTACAAGGAGGCGGATTACGAGTTGCATTTGGATAAATCGGCGGTGAAACGGTATGAATCCCTATGGTGGTGACATCACCACGGTTGACTAGACCATGCTGTATCATGCTCGGTGATGTCCAAGACCGAACAAGATTTGCGCTACGCGGAGGTGTGCGAACGCCTCGCGCTCGCCCTGCAACGAAACAACTGGCTCCACAACCAACTGTTTCGCGTGAAGCAAGAACTCGCACGCACCGAGGAGTTACTAGACCGCATAATGAGCGGCGACACGACATGGGAGGATGGCGTCTACGGCGACCCTCCACACCACATCAACACACTCGGATAAACCATTGACGGGGGGAACCAGTACGCAGGTCATCTGCGGCGATAGTCGCCTCATACTGCCCCAACTCCCACCAGCGGACCTGCTCCTCGCTGACCCGCCGTTTGACCAGTGGACAGACTTCATCCCCCTCATCGCATCACGCAAAGACGGCACAATCGCCTGTTTTACCAGTTGGCAACACCGAATACCGATAGAAACCGCTATGGGCAAACCGAAAGCCGAAATCATCTGGCACTTCCCTGATGGGCGTTGGGTCTCTCATCAACTGCCCCGCATTACACACTCGTCAATCCTCATCTACGGCAAAACCTATGACGCCTTTGTCGGCGAACCAGTGGATGACATGACACCACAAAACAAGGGGCGCGGGAGCGTCGGGAAAGACAAACTCGGAGAACGCATCTATGAACCGAGGGAACGCAAAATGCTCAACAGTGTTATTATCGCACCACGCAATGTCCACCGAGGCTTGTGGAGCAAACCAGACGCCGTTTTACGCCCAATCATTGAGTGGCTCTCTCCCGAGGGCGGAACGGTCATTGACGCCTTCATGGGCGCTGGTAACTCGCTTAGGCTTGCCCACGCATTGGGGCGGTCTAGCATCGGCATAGACATTGACCCCGATGCGTGCAGGGAAACCGAACTCCGCACGCAACCAATGTTCTAGGAGGAAACATGCCACTGCTCACGCAAAACCGCGAGTTGAAGCCTCACGGTATTTGGAACTGGACGATTCCAGCGTGGTACACACGCTTGGCGGATGACACAATCTTCAAGACCTGCCCGCAAGCGGGTGTGTGCGCCAAGTTGTGCTACGCACGCAACGGCACCTATCTGTTCAAGAATGTCAAAGCGGCACACGACCGCAATCTTCGCATGGTGTTGGACGATGTGGACGGATGGAAGAAGGCGATGCGAACCGAACTCGGGAAACCGAAGTTCAACCGCATCATCGGACCGCGACAGTTGCCGTATCCCGTTGAGTACGAGGATTTGGATGACTGGATGAGGGGCTGGGTGGTGAGCGGTCTGCCCGCCATCAGAATCCATGACGCGGGCGATTTCTTCGCCGACTGGTATCTCAAGGCGTGGATGGAGATTGCTGATGCGAACCCCCACCTGCTGTTTTACTGCTACACCAAGGAAGTGTCACTCTTCAAGAAGTTCTACCCCGAGTTCCCCGCCAACTTCCGCTACCTATTCTCCACGGGCGGACTGGAGGACGCGCTGATTACCGAGCATGACCGCCACGCCGAAGTGTTCCCGTCACCAGAGGCGATGAGCGCCGCAGGGTATCGCTCTCAGGATGCGAACGACCTTTTGGCTATCATGTTGCCGACGAATCGTGTCGGTATCACCGCCAACAACATCCCGCACTTCAACAAAAAGATGGCGGGTCGGACATTCGGACAGTTAGCGAAGGGAGTCAACGGTGCCGCGCAAACCCAAGCATGAGACGCAAGTGAGGTTCAAGAAGTTCCTCTCCGCTAAACCGCTGTTGAGCAAGTTTGACAACTCCACGAGCGACTCCCAAATCGCGAGGAGCCTCGGCGTGCACCCGTCCGCGGTATCGGCGTGGCAACGCGGAGGCAGAATCCATTGGGTGCTCGCCGACAGTATCGCGGTGAAGTTAGGTACGCACCCCGCCGAACTATGGGGGGATGACTGGAGCACCCTTCAACTACCCGAGTTGACGGACACCTTGAACGAAACCGCGTAGCGTCATGTTCCCCAATGACCTCCCAAGACATCAAACAAGCCATTCATTATCTCCGACGAGTGTTCGTCGGACAGACCGAGGTTGAAACCTTTATGGTGACGATGCGAGCACTGGAAACAGAGTACGCTCGCGTTTCCAAAGAGGAACGAGAAAAGGTCGGCGCGAACCGTTGAGCGCCGAAGCGGTGTCAGATGAGCAACTTCCTGAATGTCAACATCCCAACTTTCTACGCGGGACTGGACACTGGATTCCTGTATGACGGCGACCCGTCACCGAAAAACGATTTCATCCCCGTAGAGGTTTTCGCGTACACATCCATCCCGCAACGGTGCGGACTGTTCAGCGTGATGACCGAGTACGGCAGTCAACACGCTCGCGTCCCGCTCCACTACTTGTGGTCGCTGGACACCGACGACCACACCGCGTACCCGTTGGATTGGTTGCAACTTTGGGACTCGGTTTCCTACTATGCGTCCGTCACGATTCTGGAGTACTGCAAGAATCGGGCGGCGATGATTTGGTTGAAAGACCACACGCAACACAAGGCGAAGTACCTGTTCACGATTGACTGGTGCCTCGGTCCGCAATACTCCAACGGCTACGGAGAGTACGCGGCTGGTCACAAGTGCGGTCATGTTTTCCAAGGTGAGGGCGGACAGTTTTTCATTCAGCCGAACAACCGAGTGCTATGGATGGATGGCGGGAGTTGGATAACGAAGAAACTTGACAAGCCCGACTGGAAGGTTTTTAGCCAAGAGTTCTCATGCGAACACACGGGTTCGCGGTGGGTGAGTGAATCGGACGACGAACTGTACTTCTACACCTTCAAGTTGCGGGATTGACGCGATGGTCGGCGGTCGGATGGGCGAGGACGCCGTATCCGCTTGGATGCCGCCTGAGCATCTGGATTGGTCGGTTATCTGCGGGCATTGCTATCAGGTGATGCGACCTGAACACGCCCACTATCGCTGTTACAACTGCGGGGAGCGGGATTCGTGCTGTGAGGGCGGTTGGCAACCCTCGTCAGGTTGACGAAAAGTAAAGCCCGATACTTGACAAAGGGGCACGAATGGGGTAGGATTGAATCGTGGGGAAAGGAGCCACGATGACCAAAAAGAACCAGTTGCTGAAGGAGTTTTTCAAGGAAGGCGTCCGCGCCTACGCTCGGACGGCGAGCACCCGCCACCTCAAAACCGAGTTTCAGGCGCTCGCGTGGCACTGGAACTGGCTGACGGACGAAGAGCAGTGGCAGGCGGAGGTCTACGGCAAGGTGCTCAAGAAGCGCGGCGAAACCAAGTTCGTCAAGAAGTTCGGGGTGTTCGCTTGACAATGGGGCACGGATGGGCTACACTGGGATTGTGGAGAAAGGGGACAGGATGACCATGAAACCATTGAAGAAAGCGTTTGTCGTGCAACCTGACGGCACGCGGTATGTGCAAGAGTTCCAAGACAGCCCGCTCAAGATACTTCAGGAGGCGGTGGAAGGGTTGATTGAACCCGTGGATTTGGCGAACACGCTGACGATGTGGGTGAACGAGGAAGGCAAACTCATCGGCAAGACCCCCAACCCGTTCGCTACGGGGGCATGGTTCCGCAAGTACGATGCTCCAGACATCGTGGTCGGTACCGTGGTGTTCACTGGTGGCACGGACGATGAGGGTGAGACTCTCGGGTTACCTGACGAGATTCTGGCGATTCTTCAGGAACTCGCCGACAAGTTCTTCGCCAATCTGACGGCGGAGGAGATTGAACAATGGCAGGAACAGTGGAGGGAGGCTATCCAGTGAGCAGGTTTGAGTATGGTGAAGCCCGTTTTTTGCGGGATGTGCTGTATGCGACGGTCTACAACACGACTGGCGAGATGGTGAGAGGGTTGAACTTCGCGACGGTTGACGGCGAGGTCGTTTTCAGCGTCCCTATCGGCGAATGGCACAAGATTCGTGACGCCTTCAATAGGATTCTGACCCCCGAAAACCCGATGCGACCAGTTGAGGGTGATGAGGCGCCGATAATCGTTTAGGCTTGCCCGATGAGCCACGATTCGCGATACTTGTTGACGGCGCGAACCTTGGATTCGTTGACCTTGTACAGTTTTTACGCGCCCCACGATGAGGAGGCGTTGTTTGAGGTGATGGATTTGGTGTTGGTGAAGGCTGAGCGCGGTGTGGAGCCTTGGGCGACGGGGAAGGTTACCTTGACCAACCCTGTCGGCGTCGTTTTGTTGACGATACCCCAACGGTCGGCGACTACGGTTGACGACGATGGATGCGACTACAACTTTTGACGACTGGCTGAAACAAGGTTACGACCTCGGATTCTGCGGTCCGCCCGTCTGCCCTCAGAGTGACGGAATCCCGATGTCTCTCGCTGAGGAAACGGCAACTCAAGCCGATGGTGAGACGAGGTTTTTTATCGTTCGTTTGTATCAGGATTCGTCGGAGAAACGCGCCGTTGAGCGTCACCATCCGCCTTCGTGGCGACGGGTGATGACTCTCGGTTGGTGATAGCCCCCAAAAGTTGGCGGGGGGACAAGATTCGCAAACCGCCGCACCCAAAACACCCAAACACACCATGACACAAATCCACTGCCACAACTGCAACACCACCATCACCCACAACCCCAAACACATCACAGGATGCAACTGTGACCCCGACACACCCCAATGGTGCTACATCAACACCAACGGACAACCACACGGACTCTCTAAAGCCCACTACACAAAACCACCCCACTCAACCCCACCCCAAACACCCCAAAACAACTAAAATCACCACCACCACGACCCAAAAACACAGACAACGCCACAAACTCACCCCCCAAACCCAACAAAAAATCATAGACGCCATCACCGCAGGCAACTACCTAGAAACCGCCGCACACTACGCAAACATCAGCAAAACCACACTCTACCGATGGCTCCAAGAAGCAGAACAACCCGACGCACCGCGCCGTCTGCGGGACTTTCGGGACGCGGTGGAGCAGGCGCGAGCGTCAGCAGAAGTTCGGAATGTCACGCTTGTTCAGCGTGCGGCGAATGACGGGTCGTGGCAGGCGGCGTCGTGGTATCTGGAGCGGTCGTTTCCTTCGCGTTGGGGGAAGAATCAGAAGGTTGAGGTGACGGGGGCGGACGGTCAGCCGTTGCGGTTGGATGTCTCGGTTGACGAGTTGGCATCCAAGATTGAGGGATTGCTCGGTGGAGCCGAAGCCCAGTAGCACCACTGCGGAAGGTCGTCTGGTCGCGTTTTTGCGTGATGCGACCCCTTCGCGTCGCCGTGAATGGTTAGCGGGGTTGAGTCCCGAGGAGCGTGCCGCGGTCGCGCTCATGGTGGAGCGGATAGCGCAAGACCCGTGGAGCCAGTATCGCGATGACCCTATCGGATTCGTGGAGAGAGGGTTATGCGAAACCTTGTGGAGCAAACAACGCGAGATTCTGTTGTCGGTACGAGACAACAAACGCACCGCGGTACCCGCATGTCACGCCCCAGGGAAGTCGCACCTCGCCGCACGCATCGTCGCATGGTGGACGATGACGAACCCGATAGGTACGAGTCAGGTCGTCACCACCGCAACCACATTCAGGCAGGTACGCAACATCCTCTGGTCGCACATCCGCACACTGCACACCAAACACAAACTGGATGGGGATTGTCTCACCACCGAATGGAAGCGTAATGCGAGCACTGTCGCCTTCGGATTCGCCCCAGCACAATACAACGAGACGGCATTACAAGGAATCCACGCACCGAACCTACTCATCGTCGTGGATGAGGCGGGCGGAATCAGCGACGCGATAGGCACCGCGATAGAAGCGCTAATGACAGGCGAGCACACCCGCCTACTGTTGCTCGGAAACCCTCCCACTGACACAAACAACTCATGGTTTGAGCGGGCTTGCAACTCCCACCTCTACAACACCATCAGAATCTCCGCCTATGACACACCGAACTTCACCGACGAACCAACGGGACGATGCACAACATGCCCACCGTCAGTCAAAACACACAACATCTCCACACACCTTGTTGACAAACAATGGGTTGCCGACATCATC